TTAATCAGGAAGATTGTCTACGGCATACTGTGCTTCTTCGGCGGTAAATTTTTCACCGTATTCAGAAACAAGCTGATCGTAAATTGCACTTTTGGACATACTCATATTTGTTTGATAGCTTTTGGCTTTTTGCAATGCATTGTATTTGTAATCTGCTTGCAAATTGTCAATAGCATATTGTGCTGCATCGGCCGGGAACTGCTCACCATATTCGGAGGTAAGTTGATCGTATATTCCTCGCTTGGACATATACATATGATCCGAATAGCTTTTTGCTTTTCTTAAAGCGTTTTGAAACTCTCTGCTTACAGTAGTTTCTGTGACAACTTTATTATCTTTCTTATCTTCAGTTTTTGAATTGTTCTGTACAGCAGCGGTTGTTGTGCTGCTTGAATTGCCGGTATCTGAGTTATTGTTTCCGCCGATAATAGCTGCGAAAACAATAATCGCAAAAAGAATGACTATGATTGCAAATGCCCAAGCACAGCCTTTTTTCTTCTTTTCTTTTTTTATGCTTGGCTTAAGATCCGCACCGCACTCCGGACACTGTACTGAACCGTCGGGAATAACTTTTTTACACTTTGCACATATCATTTTAAATTTCTCCCTTACTTAATTTCTATTACGTTGCCCAGTTTGCAAGTGGCAGTGTAATACAGTTTTGTAAATCTATCTTTAATTTCGACATTAAAATCTAATTTGTAAAAAGGCACGCTGTTAATTTTTAAACGTACTTGGTGTGTGCCGACGTTTAATTTATATGTACCTGTATTGCCGTTAAAAATTGTTCCGTAATCAATACCGTCGATTTTAACGTTAATGCTTGCCTTTTTGTTATAAAGCTTGCCTGTCGTTGCCGTTATGGAAAGGTTCGGTTCTTTTACTATTTTATTTAATTTCTCCATTGCATTTCGTGCAATTTCATTGTCAAAGTCCAAGTCCAAGACACGATTATAATAGATTTCCGCTCCGTCTGTATCACCTCTTTGCATATACTCGGAAGCCCTGCGAAGAAGATTATCAATTTCACCGGAATGGTCAACGCCAACATTTCCACGATGTTCGACGACTACCTTATCTTGCACAATTTTTGTGCCGCAATAGGAACAAAATCCGAATTCTCTCGAATCGTCCAACTGAACCTGTGCGCCGCATTGCGGACAAATCATCGGAATAAATCCCATTTTTAACACCCTTTCAATTACTATTTGTAAAATAAATTTATCTTTTTAAAATTTAGCCCTAAGTTCAACGACCTTGCCTATAACAATAACCGGGAGGGCATTGACCTCATCGGGTGTATAGAAGAAAGGATCGTATGTAGGGTTGGTTGACACAAGCTTAATACCTGCATCGGTTTTATAGAATTTCTTAACGGTTGCATCGTCACCATTTATAAGTACGACGGCAATTTCGCCGTTTTCAACGGTTTCCTGCTTGCGAACTATGACAACATCGCCCTCGCTGATTTTAGGCTCCATGCTGTCGCCTTTAATCTGTAAGCCGAAGAATTCGCCTGTTCGAGCCTGTTCCTGACTGATTTCTTCATAGTCTATAATGCTTTCGATTGCAGTCATCGGTATTCCAGCCTTGACACAGCCGAGAACGGGGATAATTACACCTGAACTGCTTTCATGAAGGGGGTTGTCATTCACTCCAAGAATGTAATCAACTGTTGTATTATAGAAATCAGCTAATTTAATCAAAATTTCTGAATTTGGTTCGCGATCACCTTTTTCATAGCTGACATAGGTAGTATATGGCATACCAAGTTTAACAGCGGTTTCTTTCATAGTGAAACCTTTAGCCTGTCGTAATTCTATCAGTCTATTCAATTGTATCACCACCTTTGATTACAATAATACGCTTTTTGTGTAGAAAAGTCAACATAAAAAGAACAAAAATACACTATTTGTGAAATGTCAACAAAAAGACGATACACAAATAGTGTATTTTTTTACTCAAAAAGCGTTGACAAATACGCAGAATGAGTATATAATCAGTGCAGAAATACGCGATATGCGTAATAAGGGAGGTGCAAAATATGTTTCCTAACATAAAAGCTGAAATTGCAAGACACAATCTCACAATGGGCGAACTCGCAAATTCTCTTAACGTGACCAGAAAAACAATTGGAAAATGGCTTAGAGATGGTTGCATTCCTGCTTGTGCTCTTATAAAAATGGCAGAGCTTTTTGATGTTTCAATTGACTATCTTCTTGGCAGAAGCGATAGGTAAACGCAAGAACAGGAGGCTTCGTATGACACCGGCAATATTATCACTGCTTATGTGGTGGGTTGCAATTATCGGCACATTGATAATGCAGCATATAAGTCAAGCGTGGAAGGCTTATGCAATATACGCTGCGATAATAGCTACACTTTTCACTTTGTTTTTCAATTGGCTTTATGAGAATTTTTCAGCTTGATAAGTTCGTCATTCAATACGGATGACAAGCTATATAAGGCTTCGCAATACTTTATCCGTTCATCAATTGGAATTGATTGAGCAAATTGTTCATTTGCCAATTTAACAAAGGACTGAATTTTAGCTTTATTTTCTTGGTTACAAAACAGTATTGCTGAATAGGCTGCGGATTGTAAACGTTCAAGATTAGGGCGATCAGGGTCTATCCGATATACACCTGCAATTTTTAGTAAATCATAAAATGCTTGTTTCTTTTCAGAGTAATACAAATCCATTTGCTTGACTTCTAAATCGTGCTGTAACTCCATTTTGCGAAGTCTTGCTTGATAACGGTTGTTTAATATCGCTACGGCTATTGGAGAGACAAGCGCAACAAGAGCAATGATAACCGATATTGTAACAGTTAAATTAAATTCCATTTTTTCACCTCCTTGAGGTGATTATAGCACAAAGCGAAGAAGAATTACAACAGAGTAAAAGCGATTCACATGATTAAACAGGAGGTGTGAGATGAAACCGAGAGAAAAGATTATTAACCGTCGCAAGGAAAAAGGGCTGACGTCGAAAAGAGTATCAGAGCTTATCGGCATTACTCAAGGCGGTTACAGTCACATTGAATCAGGCAGTCGTAATCTGACTGTGCCGGTCGCAAAAAGGCTTGCAAAGGTGCTTGATATGCACTGGACAGAATTCTTTGAGGACTAAAAAGCAAAGAGCAAGATGCTCGCGAACATCCTGCTCAGTTGGATTTAATTATTTACTTTTTTTAGTTTTTGTCTGCGACAGAGCACTACCGGCTACGCTTTTTGAACTTTTGCTGTAACGATTATCAGTAAGTATTTTTGAAGCAGTATGTGCAACCTTTGCACTTGTTTGCTTTTTATTAGCCAATTTATCACCTCCGCTATATATTGAGATTTACGATTTACATTGCGCAATATGTTGTTCGTATAATTCTATTATAGCGAATTGTCGATAATTGTCAACGAGTAATAATACAATTTGTAAATATTTGTATATGTGAACAAAAATCACGCTTATAAATTGCTATAATTGTGCAAAAAAATCACATCGAAAAGGAGTGTCAATTATGAAAAAGATAAATGCACTCAGAACGGCAAGAATAGGACAATTTTACACACACATACACATTAAATATATGACGAAAGGAGCGTGTTCACTATGGCCGGAGAATTAACCTGTTACAACATTCTTATCAAAGAGGACGGAACGGAAGTACCGTTCGACGATCTCACGGAAGAAGAAAGAGCGGATTTCGCCGAGCGCGCCGGTCAGAAAATGGCCGAAGCATTTCAGGACTGGTTTTCAAGACACCCCGAGGAATTCTGAGGGGCGATACGGACAAGCATTGAAAGGAGGGATAAGCAATGGATTTACTTTTCAGACTTTTTGTGGTCGGCTTTGCAATCGGTGTGTGCGGTTTGGCTTGTGCTTACGGTACGAAACAAGCGGTGCAGGACACGGTCAGAAAGATTGTGACGCCTGTATTGCAGGACAACGAACGTTTGAGAAAGAACCTTGATTGGGCGAATACAAAAATGCGCCGCAAGGATATCGAGCTTGAAAAGTTGTACAGAGAACAGCGTCAGGCACACTTTGAAGCCAACGCAAAAGCTGTTCTGTCAAAAGAAAAGAACCCGCCCAGCAGCAACTGAACGAGTTCTTAAGGTTGAATAAAAATCACACACTTTATTCAACCCTATTATATCAAAAAAATAGTTTTTGTCAAGTAGGAGGCAAATATGGTAAAAATCACACAGTTTGAATTAGAAAATGTAAAACGTATTAAAGCCGTTGCTGTTGAACCGCAGGAAAACGGATTGACGGTAATCGGCGGACGAAATAATCAAGGTAAAACTTCTGTTCTTGATGCCATTGCATGGGCTTTGGGTGGCGATAGATTCAAGCCGTCATCAGCAATGCGTGAAGGCTCAAACATTCCGCCACTTCTTCAAATCAAGCTTTCAAACGGTTTGGTTGTTGAACGCAGAGGTAAAAACAGCGATTTAAAGGTTATTGATCCGTCGGGTAACCGTGCAGGTCAGCAGCTTCTTAATGAATTTGTTTCTCAATTTGCTTTAAATATTCCGAAGTTTATGGAATCAAGCAGTAAGGAAAAGGCAGATATTCTTTTACAGATAATCGGTGTCGGAGATAAGCTGTTTGAGCTTGAACAGAAAGAATCGGAAATCTACAACAAGCGCAGATACATAGGACAACTTGCCGACAGTAAAAGAAAACATGCTTCGGAAATGAAAAGCTATCCCGAAGCACCTGCAGACCTTGTTTCGGCGGCTGATCTCATAAAAGAACAGCAGGACATCCTTGCACGGAACGGCGAAAATCAGCGTAAGCGTGAAAATGCTGCCAATATCAAAAGAGCATATGATACGGTGAATGATGAAATCATTGCATTACAGGCAAAATTACGGGAGCTTTCGGATAAAAGAGATACGCTCTCCAATGATTTAAGAATTGCCGAAATGACCGTTCAGAGCTTGCAGGATGAATCAACAGCAGAGCTTGAAAAGAGTATTGCCGAAATTGATATCATCAACAGTCATGTAAGAGCAAATCTCGATAAAATGCACATTGAAGAAGAAGCAAAACAATATACAGATCAGTACGATACGTTGTCTCGTGAAATCGATGATGTACGCAAAGAAAAGTACGATCTTCTCAGTAGTGCGGAGCTTCCTCTTCCGGGGCTTTCGGTGGAAAACGGAGAGCTGATATATAACGGCTTTAAATGGGATAACCTCAGCGGATCGGATCAGCTTAAGGTAACAACTGCCATTGTTCGCAAGCTTAATCCGAATTGCGGATTTGTTTTGCTTGATAAGCTTGAACAGATGGACGAGGAAACCTTGCAGAATTTCGGCAAGTGGCTTGAATCCGAGGGCTTACAGGCTATCGCAACGAGAGTAAGCACAGGTAACGAATGTTCCATTATTATCGAGGACGGTTATGTTAAGCCGGAAGAAAAAGCAAAATATAAGGAGTGGAATTCATGAACATATCAACAGGAGTAATTGTTTCCGCACAGAAAGTCGTGTTATACGGTTCAGAGGGAATCGGTAAATCAACTTTTGCTTCGTGTTTCCCCGATCCCATTTTTATTGACACCGAGGGAAGCACAAAAAAACTCAACGTGAAGCGTATGGACAAGCCTACAAGCTGGACCATGCTTAAGGAACAGATCAAATATATCATTGCTCATCCTGAATTATGCAGCACACTCGTTGTCGATACCATTGATTGGGCTGAACAGCTTTGTATTGACGATATCTGTGCAAGGGCAAACAAAAAGGGTATTGAAGATTTTGGCTATGGAAACGGTTATGTATATGAAAAAGAAGAAATCGGGCGTTTCCTTAATCTTCTTGATGAAGTAATCTCAAAGAATATTAACGTTGTACTTACGGCGCACGCTCAGCTTCGTAAGTTTGAGCAGCCTGACGAAATGGGCGCATATGACCGTTGGGAGCTTAAACTCGGTAAAAAGACAAGCTCTCAGATTTCACCGCTTATTAAAGAGTGGGCGGATATGGTGCTTTTTGCAAATTACAAAACCATTACCGTGTTTAATGAAAAAACACAGAAGTATAAAGCACAGGGCGGTCAGAGAGTGATGTACACCACTCATAATCCTTGTTGGGATGCCAAGAACCGTGACGGATTGCCAGAGGAAATACCTTTCGATTTTTCGTCGATAGCTCATGTTATTCCTGACTTCAAGAAGTCTGTACCTCAGCCGACAACAACTGTTGACAGAGGCGATTTTGAAGAAATTATCGATAACACAGCAGAGACAGATAAACCAATTGAAACTCAGCAGAAGACAAAACCTGCAAACGAAACAATCAATCCTAAAATAGCAAAGCCTTTGGCGGATTTGATGAATGCGAGCGGAATTACAGAAAAAATGCTCCGTGAAACCATAGCTTTACAAGGCTATTTCCCCGAATCAACACCTATAGAAAATTACCCTGCCGACTTTGTTGAATATGTTGTCAGCATATGGGATAAGGTACTTGCGAGCATTAAGGAAAACAACGACTTACCATTTAATTATTAAAGAGGAGATTTATCATGGATAATAACAATATTGAAAGAGAGCTTGACTGGGATTCCGAAATAAACAAGGAATCCGAATTTACATTACTTCCCGAAGGTGATTACAATTTTACCGTTGTATCATTTGAAAGAGCAAGACATCAGGGCAGTGCAAAGCTGCCGCCTTGTAATAAGGCTATAGTAAAAATAAAAATTGACGGTGGCGAATTGGGAAGCACCACCATTCAGCATAACCTTTTTCTTCATACAAAGTGTGAGGGAATGCTCAGTGAGTTTTTTATTGCGATCGGGCTCAAAAAGCACGGCGAAAAGCTTGCCATGAATTGGAATGCCGTACAGGGCAAGACGGGAAGATGTAAGGTATATATTGATACATATACACGAAATGACGGCACAGAGGGGCAGTCAAACAAGATCAAACGCTTCCTTGAACCTGCTCAGCAGTCCGCAGCCGCTGCACCGTCGTGGAAGACAGGAAATAAAGGTGGTTGGTAATGGAACTGCGCCCATATCAACAGGCGGCAAAGGATTCTGTTTTTCATGAATGGCATACCGGCAACAAACGTACACTTCTTGTTCTCCCAACAGGTACAGGCAAAACGATAGTGTTTGCAAAAATCGCCGAAGAATGTGTAAAAAACGGCGAGCGAGTGTTAATTCTTGCTCACCGAGGCGAATTACTTGAACAGGCTGCGGACAAAATCAGAAAGGCAACAGGGCTTGTTTGCGCAACAGAAAAAGCCGAGCAAAGCTGTCTTGGCAGTTGGTACAGAATTGCCGTCGGTTCGGTTCAATCCTTACAGCGAGAAAAGCGACTTAACCGTTTTGATGAAAACTACTTTAATTCAATAATCATTGATGAAGCTCACCATTGCATTTCTGACGGCTATCAAAAGGTTTTACAGCATTTTGACAATGCAAATGTTTTAGGCGTAACAGCTACACCGGACAGAGGAGACATGAAAAATCTCGGTGAATACTTTCAAAGCTTGGCATATGAATATAAGCTGCCACAGGCAATCAGAGACGGTTTTCTCTGCCCGATAAAAGCTTTGACTATTCCGCTTAAGCTTGACCTTACAAAAGTCGGCATGCAGAGCGGAGATTTTAAGGTTGGTGATCTTGATACGGCACTTGACCCGTATCTTGAGCAAATAGCCGATGAAATGTTGCAGCATTGCTCGGACAGAAAAACAGTTGTTTTTTTACCGCTTATTAAAACAAGTCAGAAGTTTAAGGATATTTTGAATTCTAAAGGATTTAAAGCTGCCGAAGTAAACGGAACAAGTGAGGACAGGACGGAGGTCTTAGAAGACTTTGAGAATGATAAGTACAATGTTCTTTGTAATTCAATGCTTCTTACCGAGGGTTGGGACTGCCCGTCCGTTGATTGTGTCATAGTCCTCAGACCGACAAAGGTTCGCAGCCTTTACAGTCAGATGGTTGGCAGAGGGACAAGGCTTTCTCCCGGCAAGAAGGAGCTTCTTTTGTTGGATTTCCTTTGGATGACCGAGAAACATGAGCTTTGCAGACCGGCACACCTTATTTGCACTAATCCCGAAGTTGCCGATAAAATGATTGAAAATATGAAAGATGCAGCTTGCCCGATAGATATTGAAGAAGCAGAACAGCAGGCAGAAACCGATGTCGTTGCTCAGAGAGAAGAAGCATTGGCGAAAGCTCTTGCTGAGATGAAAAATCGCAAGCGTAAACTTGTTGATCCACTTCAATTTGAGATGTCTATACAAGCCGAAGATCTTTCAGGTTATGTGCCGTCGTTTGGCTGGGAGATGTCTCCACCGTCAGATAAACAGCTTGCCGCACTTGAAAAATTCGGTATTTTCCCCGATGAAGTAGGAAATGCCGGCAAGGCTAAAATGCTTCTTGATCGTTTGAACAAACGCCGAGATGAGGGCTTGACTACGCCGAAACAGATTCGCTTTCTTGAGGGCAGAGGCTTTCAACATGTCGGCACATGGCGTTTTGAAGATGCAAGAAAACTAATTAATCACATAGCTGCCAACAGTTGGCGAGTACCGCACGATATAGTACCAAACAAATATACACCTGAACATAAGGAGGCAATGACCTATGCAGGATGGTGAAATCGGAATAATTGAATTACTTGAACACATTAACCCTGCGTTATGTTCATATCAAGAGTGGGTAAATGTCGGTATGGCTCTCAAAGAGGAGGGCTATACCGTCAGCGTATGGGATGAATGGAGTAAAAACGATTGCAGATATCATGACGGCGAATGTGAAAGGAAATGGAGAACCTTTCAAGGAAATCAAAATCCCGTTACAGCCGGTACTATTTTTCAAATTGCAAAGGTTCAAGGCTGGAAGCCGTCCTTTGAGGGCTCGGAGCTTGATTGGGATTCTGAAATAGGCAAGGATCGAGTAATCGATAAATCATGGGTCGAAAGCCGTGAACTGAACATTCCGGAACATTGGAATCCTGTTAAGCAGCTTATTACATATCTTGAAACATTATTTGACAGTACAGAAAATGTCGGATACGTAACTACCACATGGGAAAAAGACGGCAAATATCTTCCTACAAAAGGAAATTATGATCGAACGGCAGGAGAACTTATTCAGGCATTAAACAACTGCAAGGGAGATATCGGCTCTGTTCTCGGAGATTACAGAGAAGAAGCGGGGGCGTGGATCAGGTTTAATCCGCTCGACGGAGAGGGTGTAAAAAACGACAATGTAACAGATTTTCGTTTTGCGCTTGTTGAATCGGATAACATGGAGCTTGAAATGCAAAACGCCCTTTTACACGAGCTTGAATTGCCTATTGCCGCTCTTGTTTACAGCGGCGGAAAAAGCTTACATGCCATTGTCAGAATTGACGCTGCGGATTATTCCGAGTATCGAAAAAGAGTTGACTATCTTTATGCTAAATGCCAAAAGAACGGATTGACGATTGATTCGCAGAATAAGAATCCTTCAAGACTTTCCCGTATGCCGGGAGTGACACGCAAAGGTCAAAAACAGTATTTACTTGAAACCAATATCGGTAAACAAAGCTGGGCTGAATGGCAGGAATGGATTGAGGGCGTTGACGACGATCTTCCCGATCCTGAGAAGCTTGAAAGTGTATGGGATAACCTCCCCGAGCTTGCACCGCCGCTTATTGACGGTATTCTTCGGCAGGGGCATAAAATGCTTGTTGCGGGTCCGTCAAAGGCTGGAAAATCATTCGCTTTGATTGAGCTGTGCTGCGCCATTGCAGAGGGGAAGAAATGGCTTGGTTTTGATTGTACGCAGGGTAAGGTTATGTATGTAAACCTTGAGCTTGACAGAGCCTCATGTTTGCACCGCTTTAAAGATGTATATAATTCACTTTATTGGGAGCCTGAAAATATCAGTAACATTGATATTTGGAACCTTAGAGGTAAATCAATCCCGATGGATAAGCTCGCCCCGAAAATGATTCGCAGAGCAGCTAAAAAGAATTACATTGCGATCATTATTGATCCGATATATAAGATCATTACAGGTGATGAAAACTCAGCCGAACAGATGTCGAAATTCTGTAATCAGTTCGATAAGGTTTGTACCGAACTCGGCTGTGCCGTTATTTATTGTCACCATCACTCAAAAGGTTTGCAGGGCGAAAAGAAGTCAATGGACAGAGCATCAGGCTCGGGAGTTTTTGCTCGTGACCCCGATGCGCTGATTGACCTCATAGAGCTTGACTTGGACGAAGCAATAAAGAAACAGTTAGACAACAAGGCAGTATGTGAAGTCGTGTCAGATTGGCTGTCACGCTTCAATATGAAAGAACATGTTGCCGTTGATGATTTGCTTGTCGCTGACAAAGCAACAGAAGCCGCCAGGGGGCTTTTAAAACTTACAAGCTTTAAACTTATGATGAAAGATATTAACAGTGTCAAACAGCGTCAGGAAAGCTTTACGGCGTGGAGGATTGAAGGAACGCTCAGAGAATATCCGAAATTCAATCCTATCAATCTTTGGTTTAAGTATCCGGTACATGTTATAGACGATTCGGATATCCTCAAAGATATTGATACTCAGAACTCTAAAGGATCACCTTGGCAGAAGAATTTCAGTAAGAAAAAGTCTTTACAGGAGAAGAAAAAAGCTCGTCAAACATCTCTTGAAGAAGCTTTTGAGTATTGTAATAATGACGGTAAAACATCACTTAAAGACTTATCCGAATATATCGGAAAGAGTGAAAAAACTGTCAGAAATTATGTCGAGGAACACTCAGATTTTTGGATTAAAGACGGTGTTGTCGGTAAAATTGAGTGAGGGAAAAAGTCGATAGAAAAAAATAAATTTCCCGATTTTCCCTTAAAACCTGAAAAAGGAAAAATTCGATTAGTTTATCGAAAATTTCCGAGTGAGGGAAAAAGTCGATTATTTATCGAAAATTTCCGCAGGGAAGAAAAAACAATATATATAAATATATTAAAAGTGATTTTTCCCTACGGTCACAGGGGATAAAAAGTGTGGTGGCTTAAGCTGCCGCCACACACAACTTTTTCCCCTGACTGTGACAAAAGCAATTTCTTTGAAAGGAAGAAAAAATATGCGTAAGCAAAAGAGAAGCCAGCTCTTAAATGTTGCAAGAAAAATGCCGCCTCTTTTTCACACGATACCGGGACAGGCTTTTGATATTTTACAAAGTCAGGTTCTATTGTGGTTGATAAAACAACCTGACATTTTGAATTTTATTTGGAACAACATAAAACAATCCGGAGATGTCTTTTATGATCCGAAATCGGGTAAATGGCAAGGTACGGATTATGAAAAGGAGAAAAATTTATGATAAAAGAATATGCCTTCTTCATTCCGATGATTATTCCGACGGTAACGGATCAGGAAAAGAAAATCAAAGTTGTTAATGGTAAACCCCGAATATATAAGCCGACAGAGCTTAAAGATGCAAAACAAAAATTTCTTGCCTACCTCGGTGAATATAAACCCGAAGAACCTTTACATGGTGCGGTGCAGCTTGTGACAAAGTGGTGCTTCCCGATTACAGGTAAGCATTACAACGGAGAGTATAAAACTACAAGACCGGATACCGATAATTTAATCAAACTTCTTAAAGATGTTATGACAGAATTAAGCTTCTGGAAAGACGATGCTCAGGTTGCAAGTGAAATTACGGAAAAGTTTTATTCCGATGTACCGGGTCTGTTTATAAGCATAAAAGGCGATATATGATGAACATTTCCGAAATCATTATACAGCTAAAAAAACATATTGCAATGGAACGGTATGTTTTTTATCAGGGTAGCAGATACATACCGGCATGCCTTGTATATTGGTTTGACAGAGTTCAAAATCAATGGAATTATTCCGTTGAGCTTATGGATCCAACGCATAAGAATTCGACAGTAAGAGTAAGTGTCAAAAAAATCACTTTTGAACCTGATAACAAGAATGAAGAAATGGGGGAGTAGATTATGGGCTTAAAACAGCAGCCGAAGTGTAAAGACAAGACATGTCAATTCTGCACCGGCAAGTATTGCACAATTTTGAAGCAGAAGCCTGATGTGTGCAGATTCTATAAAGCAAAGGAGATAAAGCGATGAGCAGATATATTGATGCAGTAAAAACAGCCGAAATAGTATCAGAAAGGCACAAAATACCACTTAGTGAGTTGGTAGATACTTTTGCAGAAGTTCCGACTGCCGATGTAGTTGAGGTGGTTCGTTGTAAGGATTGCAGACATTACGAACGTTTCACAGTATACAATAAACATTTCTGCAACGAGTATGGTGGATATGTTGTCGAAAACGATTTTTGTAGCAGAGCAGAAAAGAAAGGTGAGGAAGAATGAAAAAATATCTCCTCAAAGTGAGGTATGCGTTGTCTGGACTGCGAGTGTATGAAGTAGAAACCGATAACATTTATCGAATAATCGGGAAAATAATTTGTACCTCAATGGAACATATCGTCCGTATCGACTTTTCACAATTCACCCTCGAAGGGTTGCAATATTGGATAGATGAGGGTTTTGAAATAAACGAGTATAAAGAGCCTGTTCTATCGGAAGATGAAAGTGAGGATGTTGAATGAGAGAAATATTGTTTAGGGGTAAAGATTTTTCAGGGGTCATAAATCATAATTGGTGTTTCGGCAGTTTGGACACAATCGAGGACGACCGTGCAATAATTATATATTCCGATAGGTTTGGAAACAAATGTCGAATTTTTGTTGACCCCTCGACCGTAGGAGAATACACGGGGCTTAAAGATAAAAACGGCGAAAGGATTTTTGAGGGGGATATCGTAAAAAACGAATGGTGCTTCATTAATGGCAATAGCATTGTCCGTTTTGGCGAATATAAATCACACGACAGTAGCAATGACTATCAATGCGGTCATTTAGGTTTTTATTTGGAGCATATAAGTGATTTTAATAAAAGAGCGGTTAGAAAAGATATTATGTACTTTGCTAATAAATGTGAAATTATAGGAAATGTTTTTGATAATCCTGAATTGTTGAAAGAGGGGTAATAATGGCTGATAATAAAGGTTGCGAATATTGCAAAGGCAGAGCGTACACTAAAAAGCCGTTTACTGTCATTACAAGATACGGACGAAAAATTGAATTAGCATTTGATTATTGTCCGAAGTGTGGTAGACGGCTAAAACCAGTTGATGAAAAATTGTTAAAGGAGCGTGATTGACAGTGACAGCCAAGGAATATTTGTCGCAGGTCCGCAAGATTGATATTATGATCAACTACAAGCAGAAGCAGCTTGCCGAGTTACAGCATACGGCGGATTCGGTTACGGCAAATGCAAGCTCTGAGAGGGTTCAGAGTTCAGGAACGCAAGATCGTGTCGGTCAGATTGTCGCCAAAATAGTTGATTTGCAGAATGAAATCAATCGAGACATTGACCGATTGGTTGACGTTAAACGTGAGGTAATGACAGTCGTGGATCAGCTTGACCCTACTTGTATTGAGCTCCTCACAAAGCGGTATTTTGATTTTAAAACATGGGAACAGATCGCCGCAGAGATGGGCTATTCGTATCAATGGGTCTGCGGAATAGTTAACGGAAAACCCGGCTTACATATTCAGGCATTGGGAAAAGTTCAAAAAATAATTGATAAAAATTGATTTACTTGATAGAACTTTAGTATCCACCTGTGGTATGATATATGCTGAAAAATATGTCAATGAAGCTGTCGCACATCGCGGCGGCTTCTTTTTATGGTGGAAAATATGAAAACACTCGCCGAGCTTGCCAAAGAATATTTGCTTCAGGCAAATCACTTGAAATCAGAATTGAATAAGATACCTAAGGGCACGGACAACTACAAGCTGAAATACAAGCGTGCTGTGTTTGAGGATATGTATAACGAAGCAATGAGTAATTATGACAGGCTTAAGAATTATTATGAAAAATAAGGCGGAATGATGGAATGGGGAGACATGGGAAACTCTAAATTTCCTGCTCTTGGCATGTGAGTTCAACTCTCACTTCCGCCACCAAAAAATAACACGAAAGAGGTGAGGAAAGGTGAGTAATGAAAATTTGAAGAAATTTGAAGAAAAAAAGCTAAAATCAAAGCAGAAAAAAGCCATTGAACTGTAGGTTTATAAAGGCTTGAGCCAAACGGATGTTGCGAATGCGGTTAAAGTGAGCCAACAGACCTTATCTACATGGGTAAATCACGATGAGCTTTTTATGCGAATCAGGGATGAAGAAGAAGCAAAAGCGGAGCGTGAGAGAAAGCGGAGATACAAGGGTGCCGCACAGGTCGCAATCAATAAGCTGATCGAGCTTATTGAGAGTACAGATGACAAGGCTGCTCTTGCCGCCTGCAAGGATATTCTTGACCGTGCCGGTGATAAACCGTCTGATAAGGTTGACCTTTCCGGCACTCTTGAAACGACGAATAAGCTCGATTCGATTCTCAGGCAGTTGAGCGACGATGAGTGAAAGTCTTATCCTCAGTCCGAAGTATAAGGACTTTTTGAAATATAAAGCGCCCGTTGAGTTTCTCGAGGGTACGACGGCGGCAGGCAAAACTACTGTCGGAATTGTCAAGTTCATGTTCAAGGTTGCGGATAGTGCGAAAAAAATTCATATAATCAGCGGGCTTGATACGGGTACGATCGAGAAAAACATCATCAACAAAGACCTCGGCATACTTGACGTGTTCGGAGAGCTTGTGGAATACAACCCGTCGGGCAAGGGCGAATACAGTATGCCGCACTTGATTTATCACACACCGAACGGTGACAAGGTAGTATATATTCTCGGCTACGATAACAAGGCACGTTGGAAAAAGGCTCTCGGCGGTCAGTATGGCTGCTTGTATATCGACGAAATCAATATAGCCGATATGGAGTATATCCGAGAGGCGTCGATGAGATGCGATTATCTTATGGCGACGCTGAATCCCGACGATCCGAGCTTGCCGGTGTATGAGGAATATATCAATCATGCACGCCCGACAGATCGATATGCAAACGATGCACCGCCCGATCTGCTGAATATGCTCAATGCTGAGCCGAAAAGCGGCTGGGTGTGGTGGTATTTCTCATTTGACCACAATGCAGGTCTGCCGCAGGCGAAGAAAGAGCAAATTATCAGCATGGTTCCGCCGGGGACGAAGCTGTATAAAAATAAAATTCTCGGTCTGAGGGGCAGAGCAACAGGGCTTGTTTTCAGTAACTTTGACCGCTCAAGGCACATCGTAAACCGCAATCAGCTTTTGCAAGCCGCATTTGATAAAAAAATACGGTTTGTTCAGTTCTCGGCAGGGCTTGATACGGCTTATTCTTCGAAATCACCTGATACGATCTCGATGATTTTCCAAGGAATCACACAGGAAAGAAAGCTGATCGTGCTTGATGAGCGTGTTTATAACAATGCCAATATGTCAAATCCCATTGCACCGTCCGATACGGTGCGGAATTTTATTGACTTTTTGGAGCGTAACCGTGAAGTGTGGGGCTTCGCACGTCAGGTGTACATTGATTCTGCGGATCAGGCAACCATTACAGAGCTGAAGAAGTACAAGCGGCAAAATCCGTGCCTTTATAATTTTAACGGCGCATGGAAGAAAACAAAGATTATTGACCGAATTAACATGCAGCTCGGTTGGTTGCACACAGGCGATTATCTTGTATGCGATACCTGCCGAGTGCATATATCCGAGCTTGAGGCGTATTCCTGGGCACAGGATAAGGATAACGAGCCCGAGGATCGCAACGACCATACAATCAACGCTTCGCAGTACGGATTTTTACCGTATGTGAAGATGATAGGAGAGATTAAACAATGAGTTAGAACGATAAGGTTATAACAGCCATCAGAAATTATCTGAGAATAAAAGACCCGCAGAGCCTGAGCATAGAGATAGATCAGCTTCTGAGCTTCGATGCAGAGGTTTTTAAAAATCGAATATGGTACAGAGGTGAGCCGAACGAGCTTCACGAATTTTACGGTAATCTTGATGACGGCATAAGCAGACAGCATTTTTGGAGTGCAAAGCCGACAAGGGGCTGTAAAATCCGCAAGATACATACGGGCTTGCCGGGAATGATCGTCGATGTGCTCACGAATGTGTGTCTTGACGATCTTTTTGATATTATACTCTCCGACAGACAGGACGAGTGGGATGAAATCGCAAAGGATAACAAGTTTACAGACCTTTTGAAAGAATGTGTTTCGCAGACGTTGGCTCTCGGCGACGGCGCTTTCAAATTCTCGTTTGATGAGAGTATAAGCAAATATCCGATTATTGAGTTCTACGAGGCGGACAGGGTGGATTTTGAATATGACCGAGGACGTTTGATTGAAGTCGTATTCAAAACAAAAAAGGTGCTGAATCAGAACTGTTACACGTTCAAGGAGCATTACAGGAAAGACGGTATTACATATTCCCTTGAGAATTCAAGCGGCAATGAGGTCAATATGGCGGATTTTTCCGAGCTTGCCGAGTATAAGCCCGTGATGAACAAAGCGGAGTTTCTTCCTGCTGTCCCCGTTATTTTTACGCCGTCGGCAAAATTCAAGGGCAGAGGACAGTCGATTTTTTCACGGAAATACGATAATTTTGACAGCCTTGACGAGGTCTATTCTCAGTGGATGCTTGCTGTTCGTAAAGGTCAGATCAAGGAATACATTCCGAGAGACTTTTTGCCGTCCAATCCGTACACAGGTGAAATTCTGCAAAGCAACGACTTCGACAACGAATACATCGTACTTGAAGCGGACGGCGGAGAGGGTGCGGTCAACAAGGTTGAGACCACACAGGGCACAATACAGCATGAGGCGCTTTTGGTTTCATATATCACAGCTCTTGATCTCTGCTTGCAGGGTATCATTTCGCCGTCAACACTCGGTATTGACGTCAAGAAGCTTGACAATGCCGATGCACAGCGTGAAAAGGAGAAAACAACGCTTTACACCCGAAACAAGGTGCTTTCCGTTCTCGACGGTATCATAAAGGACGTTATTATTACGGCTCTCAAATTCAGTGATACGCTTCAAAACAAGTCAACGGATGACAGCATTGATATCACCGTTGCCCGTGGCGGATATGCGAACCCGTCGTTTGAAGCTCAGGTTGAAACCGTCAGCAAAGCGGCGGCCGCAGGAATAATGTCAACGGAAGCCTGCGTCGGTGAGCTCTACGGCAACGATAAGGACGAGGAATGGAAGGAAGAAGAGGTTCGTCGTATTAAGGAAGAAAAGGGCATTATCGAAGCGGACGAGCCTTCCGTAGGTGATGAGATATTCGCCGGTGTTGAATAATGAGTGATTTTGATAAGGAAATAGCCGAGATCTACAAGGACATGGAGCTCAAAATGATTGAATCCATGAAACGCAATCTCGGCTTACATTTAGCCGAAGAAACCGAAGCGGGTATTGATTATCCGCAATGGCAGGCAATTAAAATCCGTGAGCTGCGTAAATATCAGCGGCACAATAAGATGTTGCTTAAAAGCAGCACCCGAGGTATGGCGAGGGACATCAAGGACCATATCCGGGACGAGATGAAGCAGGGTTCATTGCACGAAATGAAGCGGTTTAAGGAGGCCAAGGGTGCAGGCTATAAATCAGCCGTAGCCATGAAAGACGGCTTCTTTAAAATCAACACCCGAAAGGTTGATGCGCTGATAAATTCGGTTCAATCGGACTTTTCAAGGGCGAATAAGGCTGTATTGCGAATGATGAACGATACATACCGAAGCACGATATTTAAATACGGAATGTATGTCACGAACGGAGTTTACACCGAGAAGCAAGCATACGATGCGGCGGTCAAGGACTTTCTCAGCCGTGGCATTAACTGTATTGAGTACAAGGACGGGCGCAGGGTCAACATTGCCGATTACACATCAATGGCAATCAGGACAGTCAATCAGCGTGCATATATGGCAGGCGAGGGCGAATTTCGGAAGTATCTCGGCGAAACGCTTGTTATTATATCCAGTCATGCGACGTCGTGTAAGCTGTGCAAACCGTTTGAGAACAAGGTGTTAATTGATGATGTCTATTCGGGCGGAAAACCTGACGACGGAGATTATATGCTGCTCTCTCAGGCTATGGCGGAAGGTCTATTTCATCCTCGCTGCCGTCACGGTCTCGGAACGTATTACCCTGAGCTTGAGGATATCGTCCACTATGAAACGGAAGATAACAAGCTGAACGAGTACGGCACGGAGGAGCTAAATCGGGCGCATGTTGAGAACATGATCCAAAAATACAAGCGTCTGACGGTCGGAAGCATTGATCCTGCCAATATTGCGAAATATCAGGCAAGGCTTAATGAGTGGGAGCGTAGAAAAGCTCAATTAGGTATTGCAAATTCCGAAAATAGTGGTATAATAAATGCAGCAAGTCAGCCAAACTACTATGACCGTGTTGTTCCGAATCCGGAAGCAAAGTTCAAAGTTAAAATTGATGGATACGATAATTTCGTAAACAATGGACTTTCTGAAGCGTGCAAAACTGTTGCCGATGAAGGCTTTAAAAATGATTGTGAGATGTTGCGCCTTGTAAATCTTGACACCGGAGCTATTGAGTATGAAGAAATTGGTACAAGCGAAAGTGTAGGAAATGAATCGTTTTGGAAATTTGCTAGCCAAAATTCAAAGAAACGGTACGCATTTGTCCATAATCATAATACAATGTCTAGCTTTTCAGAAACAGATATGAGAACGCTTTTGTCGGATAATTGCGTTGATATGTTTGTAGTTTCAAGAGCTGACGGAATAATTATGATCGTAGAAAAGAATAAGACCCCTGAAACATTATTTTTTGATAAGCTTTATGCAGATAAGCTCGAACCAATAAATAAAAAATCTCGCACAGGAGAGATTTCTCCGGGGGACAGAACTTTTTTACGAGAGAAAACAATCGTTGATAATTTAATTAAAGAATATACAAAAGGACTGATTATTTTTGAGTGATTGGGCGAGCGGAACAATAAAAGAAGTCCCTTTTTGGAGGGAAGATATGACACCCGAAGAATATGAAGAGGAAAGAACATATTTGATTGAGCATTGGGAAGATTATATGAAAAATCAGTATGTTCCTCTTTGGAAGCAAAATAAATAACCAAGCACCCTGAGAAATCAAGGTGCTTTTTTCATGCCTATAATTTCAGCGTTGCCGTAATGGTGACGCTGTTTTTATATCAAAAATACAGTTTGCCCGTATCTGAAACAACGGGGTGCGGATGTCCTTATCCGTAAAAAAGGAGAGTATATGGCTGAAGAAGTCAACAACACAGAGAATACAGAAAACGGCAATGTACAGCAGGAAACAAATACAGGTGCAGCGAATACAGAGCCGGAGAAGAAGTATTCCGAGGAGGAGATGAACGGTATCTCCAAGAAAAACAGCGAAAAGGCTGTTGCCAAGGTTCTCAGAGAGCTTGGCATCACAGACAGGGTCAAAGCAAAGGAAATTCTTTCCAAGGCGGCAGCTGAGGAAGCGACAAACTCAGCGAACAACGGTACCGGCGAAGAGATGTCGCAAATTCAGCAGGCACTTGCCAAAGAGAGAGAACGTGCGGACGGCGCAGTGCTTGAAAGCCTGCTTCTTGCCGCTCATGTTGACGCAAAGAAGGTCACAAAAGCCGCAAGGCTCGTTGAACGTGACAAATGCGTTGACGATGACGGAAACTTTGACCGTGAAAAGGCATCGGCACAGGTTGCCGAGCTTTTGAAAGAATGGCCTGAGCTTGTCATTAAGTCTGACGAAGGCAACGTCGGCTTTGTTATCGGCGGCGACGGCAAACCGGGCACAGAGCAGAAGAAAACGCCCGAAAAGAAAGTTCCGCAGAAACGCTGGAACAGATTTAACTAAGAAAGGAAGATTTTAAATGTCAAACATTAACTATGCTCAGCAGTGGGCACCGGAGCTTCTTGACATCCTCATACAGGGTTCAATGATTTCTCCGTTTATCACAACCAATGTAAAGTGGCTCGGTGCAAAGACTTTCCACTTTACACAGATGTCAACATCAGGCTACAAGAGCCACAACCGTAACGGAGGCTGGAACAGAGGTAACTTTGTTCAGGCTGATGTGCCGTTCACTCTTATGCACGACAGAGACGTTGAGTTCTGTGTTGACAGACTTGACGTGGACGAGAGCAACGCAACCGCATCAATCAAGAACATTTCCGAGACATTCACCAGCACACAGAACGTCCCCGAAGCAAACGCATTGTTCTTCTCACGCTGTGCGACCAAGGCAAAGTCACTCGCAGGCTATCACAGCGAGACGGCGATCTCAGCATATACAGCCGACAATGTATATTCAAAGCTCAAGGGCTATATCAGTCATCTTCGCCGTTACAGAGCAATGGGCGCACTTGTCATGTATGTACGCTCGGATATTATGGACTTGCTTGAAAGGTCAACAGAGCTTCAGCGCAAGATCGAGCTCACTCAGATCGCAGAGGGCGGTATGGGTATCGAAACAAGAGTAACCTCAATCGACGGTGTACCGATTTTTGAGGTCATTGACGATGAGGTATTTTATGACAGCTTCGATTTTGATTCCAAGGACGGCGGCTTTGTTCCCGCTTCTGCTTCGGCTGCTGTTTATGAGCTCACGTCGGACGTTGCGGTTGATTCAGGCAAGACTTATTACACACGCAGCGGCTCTGAGGGTGCGTACACATATACAGCGGTCAAATCACCCGCTGTAGGCTCGATTTCGACTTACTACGAAATGACAAAGCCTGCCGTTGAGGGCTCAAAGAAGATCAATGCCCTCATTGCTTCGCCGCTCACAACCAAGTTTGTACCGAAGCTCTCGAGCATTTATTACTTTGCACCAGGCGGACACACACAGGGCGACTGCTATCTTTATCAGAACAGAGCTTTCTCGGATGTTTTTACTTTCCCGAACGGCAAGAACAACAAGATTGACAGCCTTTACGTTGACGTTGAGGCCTAAGGAGTAATCAACATGGCTTATGCTGACTTTTCGGATTATCGAAATATAATCGGTGAGGACGATATCCTCGAAACAAAAGAGATAGAGGATAATTTGGAGTTAGCCTCTGTCAAGATTGATGAAATGACTTTCGGACGAATTAACGGGGTGGGATTTGATAATCTCACTCCGTTTCAGCGTGAGTGCATACGTAAAGCGACCTGCTATCAGGCACAGTATATTGTTGAGAACGGCTACGATGAAACCGATGTGTCAAGCTATACCGTCGGCAAACTGAGTGTCACACAGGGACAGCAGGAGAGCGGAGCGAGCAAAAATCATATGAACCCGATCGCTCTTGCATTGCTCAGAAAATCGGGGCTAATGTGGCGAGGTGCTTGATATGGCGAGGAGAGTTAAAAGGCTCGGCTTTCCCGATTGGCTTCTCAACAACGAATGTGTTATTTCCGTTGATACAGAGGAGCTGAACGAGGACGGCGAAACGGTTGTGTATAAGACCGAACCGATGAAGTGCATATTTGATGAGGCGTCAAAGACGGTGTTTACAGCTGACGGCAAGAGGGTAACGCTCGCAGGAACGGTTATTGTAAAGGGCGATTTTGCCCCTGCACTGCCTATTTTATCAAGCGGCACCGTGACGGTCAACGGACGGACAATGCAGATATATTCTGCCGCACGTCCGAGAAACCCCGACGGAACTGTGCATCATACCGAATTCGAGGTGATGTGATGAATGTTAAGGTGAAAATCAATCACAAGAATTTGGCGGCAATAGAAAATATTGCGGAGCAGGCTCTTGTAAAAACGGCTGATGCCATAAAAACGGACGTTCAGCAATCTCAAACAATGCCGTTCAAGACCGGAGCACTTCAAAACCGTTCTACTTTCGTTGATAAAAGTCAGGCAAAGGATTTTAAGGTCAGCATTGTATCTGATACACCGTATGCAAGGCGTTTATATTTTCACCCCGAATATAATTTCAGTCATTTACACAACAAAAATGCAGGCGGCGAATGGTTTGAACCGTATATTACGGGTGAAAAACAAGATTTTGCACAGCGTGAATTTGAAAAACGAATGCACAGCGGAATGAAACACTTAGGAGGATAAAATGACACTTTCGGATTTGAGGGATTATTTCAAGTCGGATTTTCCGTGGAAAGAAAGCATATCCGTCGGAAAGATTGACAAGAACAAGGAACGGGCAGTGTGCTTTTATCATTCAAAGGTTTCACGTCCGAAAATTAACACAATCGGCGGCAAGGGTAACAGGTCATATACCGTGTTGCCGATTTCTATTTTGCTGCGCTTCGGCAAGAATTACGAAGCTGCTGCAGAGAAAGCCGAAGAGATTTACAATTTCTTTGACGAAAAAACATTTGACCTTAATAACGAGCGTGTTTTCGTTATATCGCCGTATAACGCACCCATTGATTTGGGCACCGACGATCAGGGCGTATATGAAAATTCGCTTGAATTTGATTTATATATTACAAAGAAAGGTGATTGATTATGCCAAAAGAATTTAAAGGTGTATTTCCTGTAAATGAAATGGACTTTAAGATTGATAAGAGTTCGGAAACTTCACGTTCGGCAAGTCCGTCAAATGATGATTATGTTTCTATTGCCGATATGGAATCGGCTTCGATATCCGTTGATACGGGTGTTGAAACTTGGAATCCGTTGGAGGCTAAGGGTTGGCAGAGAGCGCTTGCGACGTCTAAGTCCATTACGATATCAATGTCGGGCAAGCGCAATATAGGTGATCCCGGTAATGACTATGTTGCAAGCAAACTGTTGAAAAACGGTCAGGCTTGCAATACGTCATACAAGATTTCATTCCCGAACGGTGATACTCTCGTCGTACCGTGCGTAATTCAGGTAAAAAGTATTGCCGGTGCAGATTCAACGAATGTTGCACCGCTCGAAATTGACCTTGTATCCGACGGTAAGCCCGAATATACAGCGTCAGCAAGCACAAGCTCAACCGGAACGGGATCTAACTAAAAACAAGGGGGCAGGGCGACTTGTCCCCAATTATTTTTTAAAAGGAGTTTTTTTTATGAAAATCATTGATACAAAGGGCGCAATTCTTTCAGGCGACAATCATCCGTCACTTAAAATTGGTGACAAGCTCTATACGGTTGACGATCGCCGTTCCACATGGAAGAAGATCGAAGCTGTTCAGAACGACGACAGCATTATTGAAAAGGACGAGGAAATCATCAGACTTGCTCTTGGCAAGGAGAATGCTGACGAAATCCTCAACAACAAGGACCTTTCCGTCCTCGATTTTACAAATCTCACATTCTTTATTATGTCCGCTATTACAGGCGAGGACTACGATGAACTGAAAAAGGCGGCAAGAGAAAGAAAAAACTGACCGAAGAATCGTATTACGATGAAGATTTTGACGAAGCCTTGATTATTTCGAGTTTTGCCAAACAGTACGGAATACGATTGATGCAGGAAGATATTTCGGTCTCGGAATACAGAAAATTACTTGTTGGAATTATGGGTGATACACCTCTCGGTGAGGCTGTGAGGATAAGAGCAGAAACCGACCGTGAAACGATTGAACGTATGACGGTGCAGGAAAAGAAAATCCGTTCGGAATGGCAGAAGTTTAAAGCTTCTCAAAACCAAACGCCGCAGATTACAATATCGCTCGAGCAATTCCAGCAGATGATGAAATCATTAGCGGGGTGATAAAATGGCAAACGTAGGAACGCTCACTTTTTAGCTCCAGCTGAATAAAGACCAGTTTAAAAAGGATGTTTTTGCCGCTGCAAAGTCGGCACAGAAAACCTGCGGACAGTCCGCTACGGGTATTTCGTCGGCGTTCACAGGTGCTTTCAAAAAAATCGGCGTTGCGGCGGCAACTGCTTTTTCGGTTAAAGCGATAACAGCCTTTTCAAAGGAATGTATTGATCTCGGTTCCGACCTGACGGAAGTGCAGAATGTTGTTGACGTTACTTTCGGTCAGGGAGCAAGCAAGATCAATGCGTGGGCGAAAACAACAGCGTCGGCGTTCGGAATATCCGAGCTGTCGGCGAAACAATACAGCGGCACAATGGGCGCAATGCTCAAGTCAATGGGCTTGACGACAGATGCGTCACTGAACATGTCGCAAAAAATAACCGAGCTTGCGGGCGATTTAGCGTCGTTCTATAATCTTGACGTTGACGATGCTTTTACAAAGATAAGATCGGGAATTTCGGGCGAAACCGAACCCTTGAAACAGCTCGGTATAAATATGTCGGTGGCTAATTTGGAAGCCTACGCAATGTCAAAAGGCATTACTACTGCTTATCAGAAGATGTCACAGGCAGATCAAGCACTGTTGCGGTATAACTATCTGCTATCCGTAACTGCCGATGCACAGGGTGACTTTTCACGAACATCTGATTCCTGGGCGAATCAGGTGCGAATACTATCCCTAAACTTTGATTCGCTGAAATCAAACATCGGTCAGCTGTTGATTACAGCACTGACACCGCTGCTAAAGCAGCTTAACACGCTTATTGAGTACGCAAACAGGGCAGCAAGTGCAATAGCGAGCCTGTTCAGCGGTTCTGTTGCAACGGCCACAGCCGGAGCAGGTTCGGCAATATCAGGGCTTTCGGGCTCGGCGGTTGACGCTGCAAACGACATAATGTCGACGGGCACAGCGGCGGAAAAGGCGGCAAAAAAAGTCAGAAATGCCTTTGCGGCATATGATGAAATCAACACGCTGAGTAAGACTGACACAGATAGCGGCAGCTCTGATGCCGGAAGTGCTTTAGGTGGCGGTGCAGGTGCCGCTTCGGGCTATAGCTCGGCACTCAGCGATAACCTTGATTCCGCATCGGCAAAGTTAAGTAGCTTCTTTGACCCATTAGTAGCAGCATGGGATAGCAAGGGCAAGCCTCTTGTGGATTCTATTCATTCGGCTTTTCAGAAAATCAAGGATTTTTGCGGAGCAATAAAACTGAGCTTTGCGGAGATTTGGAATAACGGCACGGCTCAACAAACGCTTGAGCTTATATTGAGCATTGTTACACGAATTTTTGACACTGTCGGTAATGTGGCAAATGCCTTTACCGAGGCATGGAAAAACGCTTCAACAGGCGATAGAATAATTCAGAACATTGCTGATGTAATCAATAATGTTTTATACATTGTTGACGATGTCGGAAAAGCGATATCGGATTGGTGGCAGAGCGAACGAGGAGCGTCATTTGCTTCGGCAATAACGGAATGCTTTGAAAAGGTCACCAATGCTGCAAAGAGAATATCGGATGCACTCAAAGAAATTTGGGATAACGGCGGAAGCGAATTATTTAATAATATTCGGAATATTGTCGGGAACATAGTTGATATAATATCAATTATTATCGGGTATATTGCTGACCTGTATGCTGATCTGATAGAAGGTCTTGTTCCGAGTGCCGAAAGCGGATTGCAAAGCGTTAATGATAAGTTATCGTCCTTCAACGATGTTCTTGATTGGCTGAAAACTGACGGAAAGCCAATTCTTGAGGGTGTAGCTTATGCGATAGGACTTGTTACAGCCGGTATTATAGCATATGAGGTTGCAACAAAAGCGCTCGCAGTAGCTCAAAAAGTTTATGCAGCCGTACAAGCTGTTGTTAATGCTGTTATGGCCGCAAATCCTATTGGATTGGTTGTTGCCGGTATCGTTGCTCTTGTTGCAATAATTCTTGTTTGCATTAAGCATTGGGACGAAATCAAAGCAGCTTCTGTTGCCGCATGGGAAGTTATCAAGGCTACATGGGAAAAGGTTTCAAATTGGTTCAAAACCTCGGTTATTGACCCGATAGCGAATTTTTTCCGTAATCTGTGGACGAGCATTACAAACATTTTCAATAATGTTAAGACGTTCTTCCAAAATGTTTTCAGCCAAGCATGGCAGGCGATAAAGAACGTATTTTCGGGTGTCGGTTCATTCTTCGGCGGAATATGGAATACAATCAAATCAAAGTTTACGTCAATCGGCACAAGCATAGGTAATGCCATAGGCGGAGCTTTTAAAAAGGTTGTTAATTCCATTATTTCGTTTGCAGAGAACACGATAAACGGTTTCATTCGGTCAATCAACAGGGCGATTGGTGTAATTAATAAAATACCTGGCGTCAATATTTCTTTGATTCGAGAATTGTCCATTCCGAAGCTTGCAACAGGCGGCTATCTCAAAGCCAACAATCCGACGCTTGCAGTCGTAGGTGATAACAAGCGAGAGGGCGAAATCGTTACTCCCGAATCGAAGATCAGGGAACAGGTCAAGCTTGCAATGCAGGAAATGGGTGCTGCCGTAAACAACGGTATTCAGACCGTTAAACTGCAAATTGAGCTACTTATTAAATATCCCGACGGCAGGACGGTTATTAAGCAAATCAATGAAGCTCAGATAGCCGAAGGCCGTATTCTTTTGGAGATATAAAGGAGTATTACATATGGATAAATACGAAGTATAGGTCAACGGAGTCATTAAGCTTAAAGCCGACCAAATGAGTTGGGAATATCCGCAGACCGACGGTGACGGCAGCGGTGCAACTGACGAAAATGTAATGATAAGAGAGGTTTTACCCGAAAGAGATAAAATCTCTCTTTCGTTTCAGGGCGAAGGGCTGACTGAAGCCGACATAAGAACAATTCTGACCGTCAGACATTATAAAACCTGCACGGTCAATTATTATGATATGTACACAGGAACAAGGATCACACGAACCATGTATCCCGTTTCGGACGCAATAAAAACAAAGTACATGACGAACAGCGGCGAGCTCATCGTCGAGCCGTTTGAATTGCGATTTATTCAGATGATACCGGTTTAAGGAGGAATGACATATGTATAATCCGGGCGGAGATTATCTGACTTATATAAAAGACAGCATAATCCGAAAACCAAGGTCAAAGATCGTGGTTGACGGAAAAACATATACAGGATTGGAACATCTCGTTTCGTTTCCGAAAATCACGCATGAAACAGAGAAGATGATAGGCGGCTTTCCGGCAAAGACCTGTGAATTTGAAATTTATAACCTTGACGGTAAATTAAGCCTTAACGGTAAAGAAGTGCAGGTTTATCGTGGACTGGATATCAGCGATACCAAAACGGTGTGGATTCCGATGGGCTTGTTCTATGCTGACGGTGAAGATGTGACGAACAATTCGACCAAACGCACAATTCAGTTCAAGGGAACAGACCGTACACGTTTGTTTGATTCTCCGTTTGCAAACGTATATAGCAATGGAATTATTCCGGCTGACACGGTTATTTCAACCGTTGCGGAAAAGATTTGTGCAAAGCATGGATTGTCAATCAATACAGCCACGAAATCAAATATTATTTCTTACCGATTTACCGAGGCTGTCGGTACTCCAGAGGACACGACTGACAGACAGGTGATTGCATGGATTGCCGAGTTAAGCGGATGTATACCGATTATTTCCCGTGACGGTCAGAGTCTCGTTTTTACAAGACCGACATACAAGGAAACGGTAACGGAAGCAGGAAAAACGTATCCAAGCGGATCATACGCCGATAAACGTAAATATAAAACATTATCGGCTGAACCTTTGTACGGCCCGATTAATGCCGTTTCTTTCGGCCATGCCGATTATGATGATGCATATGTTTATCAGGACGATGCAGACGTTCAAGCAAACGGTCTGCATGAATGGAAGATTAACGACAACGCTCTTGCCGAAAAGGACAAATCGACACTTGCACCGAAAGTCTTTGCGATAATAAAGGGCATGCAGATTTATCCGTTTGAGCTGACGGAATTTATCGACGATTATTTGTTTGATCTCAATGACGGAATCCTCATCAAAAAGAAAGACGGAGCATTTGTAACCACATATGTTCTCGGTATGAACACAACATCACGAATCCGTTCGACCTTTAAGACAGGAACACAGGATTCGTCGGCGGCAGACAGAAATCTTGCCGGAAGCATTAAGTCCGACATGAAAAAGGTTAAATTGAGCGTCGATCATATTAACAATCAGATCACCGCCCTCGTCAAAGAATCTGATGAGAGATATTCCGAATTTACGCAAACCGCAGAGGGTCTTGAGGGTGAGATAGCCAACACAAAGAGCGGTCTTGAAGCAAAGATAAGAGCGACGGCAGAGGCGGCAACAAGCCAATATACGGTGCTGAAAACGGAGGTTGAGGAAAACTATGTGGCGAACAGTACATACAATACATTCGTCAAACAGACTGCCGAAAAGTTTTCGACACAGGCAGAGTCAATCAAGAACATTCAGGACGCAGGATACATCACCGAGGAGCGGTGCAATTCATTGATTGAAGCACAGTCGGACAAGATTACGCTTTCGGTTGAGAGTAATTTGAAATACGAAAGCCGGAATCTGTTAATGGATTCTGAGTGCTTTGAGCACTTGACACCTACGGGATATCATGCGGTTTATGTAAGCGACTACGTTGCAACAGGTCAATCATATCTGCCGTCCGGTAAGGCAAGACAGCTAAAATTTAAGGCTGAATCCGCCGAAGCGGGAATAAAATTCAGTGCCGCCGACACGGTGGGAGGCAAGGATAAAATCAAGCCGAAAACAACGTACACGCTGTCATTTTGGGTACGTCTTTACAATGACAACGACAATGCTCCGCAAAATCTGTATTGGCAGGAATCGGTATATACTGCAACCTCACCGAACGGCACAGTATACGACAACAATCGGACACGAGGTCTCGAAATAAATGGCAGTTGGCATAAGGTCGTTATCGTTTTTACAACGCCCGAAAATGTTAGTGATTTCCAACTGAGATTTGCCCTCACGAGCTGTGTGGCGAATCAGCTTTATACGATTGTTATATCCTCCCTCAAACTCGAAATCGGCAACGTTGCGACGGAATGGGCGACACGCACACCGTCGGCAGAAGAGGTCGAAGAGTACGCAAAATCCGAGATAGCTCAGCTCCCGGATAGGATCACACTTTCCGTTGAGAAAAACCTCAAAATCGGAGCGAGAAACATTCTGCTTGATTCAGCGTGTTTTAAGAGCTTTACACCGAGCGGATTCTACGCAACAGTCAGTAAGGGTATATCTTTTTCTGATTCTGCCGTACCGTCAGGATATCGTAATCAGATAGCTTTCACACCTACACAAAACGGGGCTTGCGGCTTCCAGTTTAATTCAAGCGATATAATCGGGGAGACATCGGGCAGTATTAATCGGATTAAGCCAAGCACGACATATACGCTATCTTTTTGGCTTAAAAGCTTTGCACACGCTGGCATGGCGCTGAATCTTGACCGCTTGATTTGGTGTGGTGACGGTAATTCCCCGACTATTGACAGTCAAAGATGTAAAGTTCCTGCAATACCGTCAGATTGGGAAAAGTACGTAATCGTATTTAAGACACCGGCGACTGTTTCAGAGTTCCGCCTGCATTTTATTTTGCTTGATTGTAGTACAAAAGACGAAGCTATTGGCCTGTATATATCCTCCCTCAAACTTGAGGAGGGTACAATCGCTACGGACTGGACGCCGTCGGAAAATGATTTGGTTAGTGGAGAAACGTACCAATCCTTTATTAATCTTTTGCCGGATAAGATTACAGCAGGAGTTTCGTCAACGGTTACAGACCAATATGTAGCTGACAAAATTCATAGTAAATGTGTTTCTGTTACGCTTGACACTAACGGTGTTACTGTTGAAAACGGTGCATTAACTTTAAAAGATGAAAGCGGTGATGTTATGATTGATAGTTCAGGAATACATTCCGAATATCTTAATTTCGGAAAAATGATTGACCTTGACACTATAAAAAACGGTACATATTTTTCAACAATTCCATATGGGACTGCTGCAACAAAAAATATAGATATTTGGACTTTGAGAAATTACACTGGCACGGATACAGGAATAAAAAACGCAAAAGCAGCTGTTGATGTTATGACAAATATACCTGAGCTAAAACCACTTTTTTGGAATAATTCAAATAATTGGTTCTGTTCTTATGGCTTAAGTTCAGCAGATATAAATTATGTTATTGCTGCAAAGCTCGATAACATTGATGAAGCACAAACTTACCTTTTGACCTATGATATAATTGTTGCTTCCATAGCGAATGGTAAGGGATTGCTCCCACAAAAAGTTCATTTCTCAACAGATAAATCTGTCAGTTATGATATAGGTGTTGATACGCTTACTGCCGGAAAGGCAATCGTTTCAGGTAAAACATATCAGTATAGATATGGAACACTTTCTTGTTCGATTAGAGGGTATGACCTGATTAAGAAAAAAGGTGGTCAAAGTAAAAACGCTAAGATTAACATACAAATTTTTTCATTAGGAGATGCGGGTACAGGAACAGACTCTACTTCATGGTTTTATGCAATGCACTGTCCGAATACGTCATACATGGGATTTATCGGCAATATTAAACTTAAAACATTTGTCGGTGCAACACTAAATGCCAGAGCTTTGTTAAACTCAAACACCGATTATTTCCTTGACCTTGGCACCGGTGTGCTTTCGGCTGATGAAATCGGTTGTACTAATTTAAGAGCTACTGCTTTGCCGTCAGTGCTTTCAGCAACCGACAATTTAAGACCCGTATATGTCGATGAAGAGACAGGTCAATTATATAGACTTGCATAAGGAGGACACAATGAAAACTACAATCGAAAAGATACTTGATGCCCGTGAGGTGCTTTCACGGCTTGCGGAAAAGGCGTTACCCGTAAGGCAGAGCTACAGCCTTGCAAAGCTCGTTAAAGCTGTAAATAACGAGCTGAGCGTATATGAGGGCGAGAGGATAAAACTCTGCGAGAAATACGGCACGCTGAACAAAGCAGCAAAAAAATATGACATTAATGACACGGACGGCTTTTACAGAGATTCCGCCGTGCTGTTAAGCCAAGAGGTCGAGCTTGACGTTAAGCCTATTGATATCAGCGACCTTGAATTATCGGCACAGGACATCATCAACATTGAGCCGTTAATTGAGGTGATTAATGATGATTAACAAAATCACAGTCAGTGAGCGGAGGGGACTGTTTCCCGAATATTCAAGCCTCGGAACAATAGGGGAGAAGAACGCAACGACGCTGTTGTTTCTTCTCCCTTTGTCATTACAAGGCTATGACAAAAATATCGTCTGTGAGACCGCACAGGGCAGTTTTAATTATACGGTATCAAACGACGATACCTTCGACCTGCCGAGCGAGGTTCTGACGGATAGCACGCTGAAATTACAGCTCATTTTAAAGGATGGGAACAAAGTCATATGGAAGTCAATTCCGTACACATTCACATTAAATCCGACCCTTGACGACAGCGGCGAAAATCCTATTACAAAGGCAAAAGCGGAACAGCGAGAGGACGACCGCACCGAGCTTGGCGAAACGTTATCCGACCTCACAGGGCAGGATTTGAAAAAAACGGACTGGGATGAGCTTATTGACATTGCCAATGAGTTACCGCTCAAGAGCAAACAAGATGTGCTTGACCTTAGAAAATGCAGTGAGTTAACCTATGCTTTTGCACACGCAACAACACCGCCGAGTTTGATCACAGGCGGCTATAAGCTCGACAAGGAAGACCCCGACAATCCTGACTCATCCAACGTTTTGATTAAGCTGCCGTTTTTGGAAACACCGAATGCTGTATATAGGTACCCGACAACAAGAGTTTCTCAGGGCATTGAAGAGTGCGGCTTTTCAATCGGTGATGAGGCTGCAAAGCAAATTTGCTTTAACGGAAAAAGCATATTTAACGCTTACGGCGGAAAAGTTGCAGCAAATTTGAAAAGGCTCACGCTGGCAGACATTGAGCGTGTTGTTAATCCCGGCGACATGTTCCAAGGCTGCGGGTCGTTGGAGGAAATAACATTGATTGAGAGAGGAAACAATGCGGAAAAATACAGCACCGGTTACTGGTTTGAATACTTTAAAGATTGTTCCGCCCTACAATCAATCCTCGGAACGCCGCTTGATATGAGCCGTGGAACGGATTACACGCGTACATTTCAAAAGTGCTCAAAGTTAAAGTATGTGCGTTTTAAGCCGTTTACGATAAGCCACGACCTCAATCTATCAGACTGTCCGGCTTTAATGAAAGGTAAGTACGGAGCAACCTCCGACGATCCGGGAACGCTTTTGTCAATCGTCAACGGCGTCCGCGAATACCGTTCAGAATTAGGACAAATTACAATTAGCTTCTCGACATTTGTAAAGGACTATTTGACATCATGGCGTTGCGTGCAAGACTCCGAGACGGGTTTGTACGTTGCATCCACACAGGGTATTACCCTCGCAACTGTTTTGACAAACAACAAAGGAGTGATTATAGCGTGATATACGAAAAGCAACCAATCGAACGCGCAACCGTATCAATTGTTGAGGACAATGGCTTTAAAATGCTCGTGATCGAGCCGAGCGATGGTTACAAGCTCAGACAAAAAGGTGACAACACCTACAGCACAATGAAAATTATGTTTTCAGCCGAGTTTGAAGAATTGCTCGACAATTATCATGCCGTGTCTATCGATGAGCCTGACGAGGAGGTCGAAATTCCTCCGATAACGCCGACAGACGACGAAGAACTGTCAGCAGAAGAGGCGTTGTCTATAATTACAGGAGGTGTATCGGATGAAACGGTCTGAGGCTAAAGCTTACAGAAACAAGGTTGTGCAGGGCGAAACGGTCGAAAAGCTCGGCGGCATAGCCGAAAAAATAGAGCAATCGGACAAGATAGGTTACAACTGGCACAATTATTACGTCGGCGACAAGCTCGTAAAATCTATATACGTTGAGCAGGACAACCCTGTAGGTACACATGATAACCCATTTGAGTGGTCGCCCGGAATGAAGCTTATTTTAAACGGATATTACACTTACAACGGAAAAAAATATGTAGCTATTGCCGAGGGTTCACCCGAAACAATTACAACGGAATATTTCGAGGAATTTTAAGGAGGAATAATCATGTTACAGCCAACAGGAAACAGACTTATTGACGCAATCATATACGTTGCAGGCTCGGCGATCG